CAACCACGCGACTTGCTAGTGTTCCTGTGATATATTCTGTTGTTGCTGTTACAGTGGTGGCACTAAGGTTAGTGGAATTAATGGTAGTAGCACTAATAGTGCCTGCACTAAAATTACCGCTGGCATCACGACTAACAATGGCATTTGCTGTATTAGCACTTGTAGCTGTGCTGCCTAATGTTATCACTGTGCCGCTTGTGTATGTGGCTGTGATGCCACCGCCATCAGTTAACTTAACTGTGTCTGTGGTTGAATTACTGCCAACTAGATTTAAGTTAGCACCACCAGTTGAAGTTGTTGCGTTAAAGTCGTAGGTTGTATTAGTATCACCAGCAACACCACCAACAGTTGTGCCATCACCTACCCACAATGTTCCTACACCTGCACTTGCGTAATCAGTGACAAAAATTAATTCACCATTTGCCGGCGTTATTGTCAAACGCTGTGCGTTTGTTCCTCTTCTTAGTTGTAATGCCATATCTTAAAATCCTTATGTTGGGTCAACTTGCCACACAAATGTTTCTATATCTGTGCCTGCTGTTACAGGGTTTTCTACTACACTGAGTAGGCCTAAATCTAATTGGTATGGATTAACACCTAAACCATCAGGAAAGCCCAAATAGTAATCTATTGGTCCAAAATTAATGTTTGTCATTGTTCTCCACAGCCAGTAACCGTTGTTTGGTGTAACTATAAATCCAAAATCTATATTAAGCAATGCTTGCTTTATATTTAGCACATCTGAACTGCTACCACCTGGGTCTGGATTCCAACTAATATTACCATCTAAATCAACATTTACATTTGGGCTAAATCTACCAAAGTTTTTCTTGTTACCCAATCTTGCTTTTAAGAAGTATCTGCGTTCTGGAGCACTATTGGCAGGTAATTCTACAATAAGAATACTCACTGTTGAAGGACTGAGAAATACTGTGGCATTACCATCAGGCACTGCCTTTTTCAAAAATATAAAATCAGCGTCTAATGGTGAATCATATAATGCTGTTGTTCCACTTACAGGTAATGAACCCAAGTTTGCCACAGTGACAATGTATCTACCAACACCGCCTGCTACTTCACCTCCAGTTGGTGTAATTTGGCTATCGATTACAACATCGCCACTTGATGCAATACTTAAAAAATCTCCTTCATTAATTTGATTATAAACTGTTGCTGTAACTGTTAATAATCCTTTGCCCACAGGAGCACCATTGCTGCCTGTGCCTGCAACAATACTACCAGTGATGTTAAATGGATCCCAGCCTTCTGTGTAATATACTTCTATTTCATCAAATGGTCCACCTGTTGAAGGAATATCTACACTAAATGTAAAGTTGGGAATACTGGCACCTGGATTTACATTACTAATAACAGGATTTTCTGGAGGAGGTAAACCAGGACTACTTACTAGATTGCCAATTTTAATGTTTGCCGCTGTGCTGAATTCATTTATAGATTCTATGGTATAAGCATCAGGATTGTATTCCAGTGCTTGTATCTGTGCTACCAATCCACCATCTTCAGTTTCCTGTTCTTTAACACGCATAACCCTAAACAGTTTAGGTGCCCAACCATACAAGTCGCAGGTTACTTGTATAATGTCTCCTGCCTGCGCTTGTATGCCATAAAAGGTGCTGGTAAATTCAATGACTAAATCATCACGACTTTGACGCAGTTCTACTTGTCCAATCAAATCTGCTTGAATGCTGTTGTTACATAGATCCAAGTTCATACGCAGTGTATTAACTGGTTCATTGGGATTTAATTGTAGATTAGCAACACTTGTTCTATAATAAGCCTTTTGATCTCTATTGTATTTGTTGTAAAACTCTACTTCAACTTTGTTATACAAGTCTTCCAGTCTAGTTGAACTTATGCTGATACCAGAAATAATATTATCATCACTGAATGATAATAAGTTAGGTGCTACTGTGTAGAATGTTGTTGTTGTTATTGTGCTGGCAGCACCTGACACTGTATAACGGCCTACTTGTCCTGCTGTTTCTCCTGTGGTGGGTGCTAGTTGTGCTGAGATAGTGCCAATCAATGTTCCAGTGCTATTATAAAGACTTTGTCCTTGTTCAATTCTACCATTAGGGAATGTTGCCACAGTTAGAGTTGTTCCACTTTTACTTGCAGTAAAATAAGTTGCGGCATCTCCTGGCACGCCTGCTGACACTGCTTTCTTGATCACAGGACTCCATAATCCTGTGGCAACATTGTAACTCATCCAAGCACCACCATTTTGTAAAATAGTGTCTATGTTTGTTTTAACTTGATTGCTGGTGTCTAGAATACCATTAATTTGATAACGCTCTAAAACTTGGTTAGCTGTTCCAGCACCACCTGCGGGATCTAAGTTTGCACCAGTATAACTAATATCTTCATCACAGAAATTTCTCCAAGTAGTTAATGCACTAGTGTCAATGTCTGCCGCAGGAATACCTGCACCATAACGCACACTGGTCATATAGTCATACCAAACATCAGCAGGGTTTGCTACATTGTTGGCTAATTGGAATGTGACATTGGGTAAACTTGTAAATCCATTTTGACTGTATTTCATTCTAACAATGGCAAATACTAGACCATCCATTAAATGGCTACTGGTCCAACTATTGTCGTCATCACCCCAAAAGTCATAGGCATTCATAGTCTGCCCAGAACTTTGTGGTGGATAGATTTGATCAGCGGCACTACTACCGCCAGCATAAACACGCAGTTCAACTAGATTTTTGTTTTCAACAATAAAACCAGTGTCAATGAAATCTTCTTCCTGTGCTTGTCCATCACCACTGCTGGCTCCTGTTGTGGCTGCTGTAAATACGCTGCCAACACCATATGCTCTACCGGCTGTGCCTGCTATAGTATTCCATTGTGCTTGTGTAGTTGTGCCTATTTTAGTAATAACATATGTTTTAGCAGGAGTTGATCCAACTGCTGGAACAAAACTACCTGCTGTGACAACTGCACCTTCAACTACTTTTCTACCATCTTTAACTTTTTCTAGGTCAGTTGGATCTGCAGTTAGTCTTAGATCATTCCATACCACGCTTTCTAATCCGTATATAGGTGTTGCTGTAAAATTGTTTGTGTATTCACTGAGCACCAAACAATAATACATTACATCATTGTTTATGTTATCACTGGTTATTAATCTAGCATCTGTGATAATACCATTAACATAAGCACTGCCATAGACCACAGGAATCTTATTGTTAGTTGCAGGAGGAACCTGAATGCGTCCTCCCTGCGTGTTTGCACTGTTGTTTCCTTTGTTTTGGTTTCCATTTATAATCCTCGATGTCATATAAGCCAAGCCTGTGGCAATAGCACCTGTGACCACTGACAGTCCAAAACTTCCCAGTGCCCACGCACCAATGCTGGTTGCAATAACACTGGCTACATATGTAAAAGCTGGCATATCATCAATCCTTTAAGTATAATTTTTCTGTTAATCTAAAACCTCTGCGTTCTAAATCATAATCTGCTGTAGTAGTCATTCTAGTTGTAAAATAACCATTTATTTCATTGTCTTCCAACAACTGTTCAGCAGTCTTGCAGAACTCTACAAATAGTTTACCTGCACCTACAGTTCTACGATATTCTTCACGCACATACCAAACTAATTCACGCAGGCTACGCTTTTCTGGTATCCAAATGTTTTGTTCCTTGGCTGCTACCAATAATCCCACACAGACTTCGCCGTTGTAGTAAAGCCAAATATAACCACTGTGCAGTATGGCATACATTAGACTTTTAATGTGTTCAGGACGATTAGTCTGTGCGTGATCTTTATAACTTGTAGATTGTAAAAACTCTACTATTAGTTCTGTAACTATATTTAAGTCTGCTCTTGTGGCTAGTCTAATCATTTCAAATCCTTATGCAGCTGGCACATTGTTATCATTAAAATTGTCATTGCCACCGCCTACATTGCCACCATCTACAACACTGGCTGCTTTGCCTGTGTATGGACGACCAAAGTCAAAACTTTGATTAAACAATGCTTCAACTCTGTCCATACTGGGATCTGTGGCACTATTGTTAAGTTCGGTATAAACAATTTGATAGTCCTGACGATTTGTTCTGCGTCCAGAAACTTTGTTTTCCAACACACCCATGATGCTACTGGCAACAATGGTAATTGTATGTGTGACATTGACATCTTGATTCAATGTTTCAATGTCTTCCTGCACACTGAAATTGCTGACTATACCAGCAAATCTTTTATATATTTCCCCTGATATAACTTCCTGTGTAGTGTAATCAAAAAACGCACGATAAATGTTTACTTCTCCGCCTTTGATCTGTGTTCCCAATACTGCGGCAATATAAACTGAAGGAATAGCACTTAGTCCAACCTGCACTTCATCATTGGCGTTGCTGATGTTATTTTGTATTTCACTGACAGTTAAGAATCCAGCCAGTGCTTGATAAGTTTTGCTGTTGTGCGTTATTGCTTTATAACAATTACTAATGTAATAAGTTATACTAATAACACCTGCCTGTGTTTGACTGCCTGTTGCACTACTAGCATAACTAACACTGCTTGTAGTTGCACCAGTTACTACAAATGTTCCATTGTATGCTGTGGGAACCATATTGCTAACTGTGATGGTATCACCCACTGTAAATGGACTAGTTGCCTGTGTGGCAAAAGTTATAGTAGCAGTTGCACCTGTTCCGCTGGCACCAGTTGTGGGATTAATTGCTATCAGTGTTAGATCAATTAAAACACCGTGTTCAATTCGGCGTTCTGTGTCTACTGCTGGTATAACTGTGGTCATGTTATTTCCTCAATCATTTCAAAGTCACTGGTAAATTCAACAAATTGTCCAGGTAAAAATCTAATCTGCGGAAGTTTAGTAACTACTACATTGAACACTGCGGCTCTGCGTCCAACAAATATTGCTGTGCCTGCGCTAACTGTTTGTAAACTACCACGATGTGTAACCACTGTTGCTGTTGCACTAGCTGATACCTGCACATCAGCAGTGACAATATAAGGATAACTTCCTCCGCTCATTCTTAAATAATCACCAGCCTTAAAAATATAATTTCCCACAGTAGGACTTCCTGATTTAGTAATAGTTAAACTTGTTCCTGTCATTGATGTTGCTGTATAACTATCCAATGTGCCATCATTTGCTGAATCTAACTGTCCTTGATATGTTGTTAGCCAAGACATACCTGTTGCTGTTATAACACCAGAACCGTCATGATCTGTTAAATCTATAACTTGTGTAGAATATTTGTCTGCGTTAAAAATAGGTTCAAAAACAGCTCTATATTCTGAGGCAGTCCATATAGGTTTGGGTGTAACTATAAATCTAAATGGATTTGACCAGTTGCGACTGGCAACACTGAGTCTGCCACTGCGACTTACAGTCTGTGCAATTAATTTACTGCGATTAATTTCAATGTTAACCGCTGAATTGATGATATCTTGTAATGCCATTATCTTCTACTCCTTATTGGCATTTGTCTTCTGCCTTGTTCACTGACATTGTGAATAAACTCTGGATCACGAGCAATTAAACTTCTAAAACTACTGGCATCCACTGCTTGAATGTTGTAGGTAACTGCTGTGCTGTTGTTATTAACAATGGGTTGTCCCATTCCCAATGCGTGATTTGGAATAATGCGTCCTGCACTCTGTGGAACAAATAGTTCTGGACCACGCTCGCCTACAATACTGGGACGATTCACTGGAGGCATACCGCCATTGGCAAATCCAAATAACTTGCCAATGCTGCCGAAGAAACTGCCACCAGGACCAGCACCGCTTAATAAACTATTCAACATTTTCTGTGCCTGCATTCTTGCAAAATCTGCAATCATTGAATTAATAAGATCCTTGAAACTTAATTTGCCAGTTTGAACAAACTTGATAAACGCATCCTCAAAACCTTTGGTAAATGACTGCATCTGTTGTGCGGCATATTCAGCATCTGTTTTAATGTTGTTGCGAAACTTCTCACCAGCGGCAATCCAACCATATCCAAAACTATCTTGTTCTGCTTTGGTTGCTGCCATTGTTTCTTCAATCTTAGCACGACGCTGATCATACAAGTCATTAATTTCTTGTAGTCGCTGTTGCATACCACCTACACCTTCAAAGGGTAGGTTTTGTATTTTTTGTATGGCTTCTAACTGCGTTTTGCGTTGTTGTTCTAAGTCAAATAACTTTCTAATACTTTCTTGATCGCTGCCACGCAGATTTAGAATACCTTTTTCTAGTTGTTCGCGTTGTGTGGTTAATGTCAATGCTTCACTCTGTGCTTTAACTTGTTCAAATGCACTTGTTCTTGCGGCATCTTGTGTGCTGGCAAAACCAGCTATATCTGCTTGAGCCTGTGCCATTTGCTCCATATAATCAAGAATGTTTTTAACTTCTTGTTGCTGTCTTGCGTATGCTCTAACTTGATCATTGGTAATGTTTAATATATCTAATTCGCTGGTTTGTAAATCTTTTAAGTTGGCAATTTCTTTATTGATTAATGCCAGTGTAACACCTTTAGCACCTTTACGCTTTTCTTCTAGAGCCGCAGTTTGGTCTGCATAGCGTTTGTTAATATCTGCAGTGGCTTTGATTAAATCTTGTTCTTCTTTGCTTTTACCTAACAGTTCAACTTCTGTGGTTAGTCTATCCATATTTGCCTGTGCGGCTCTACGATAACCATCTGCCAGTCCTTGAACAGCGTTAAGTTGTCCTTGAAGTTCTTTGCCAATTTGCACAGCATTTTCAGTTTGTTTTTTAATTGCTTCAGGATCTTCTGCTCCGGCACCTGAAGGGCGATCACCAACTGCTGAAGCAATAATACCAGCACCCACAGCACCCACACCACCAACCACACTTGCTTTATTTCTAAATGTTTGTGCTATTGTTGTATTTTGCTGTTCTAATAATGCTTCTTTCATACTACCTGGTTTTGGCACTTTGTCAACGGCGTCTTTGGCAGTTTTAGCACTTTTTCTAACAGCATCTAAACCTTTGGCTATAAAACTTAAACCACTAACAACACCTCTTGCAATGAACATACCAGGAATTGATAACAATGCAATAGTGATTGCTTCTATTACAATTGGAAATTTACCAAGCAATTCTAATAGTTTACTAAAGCCACTGATCATAG